ACTATTATGGTTAAAACTATACTAAAATTAGGACGCATTACCACTAGTTGATAATACGCGAGTAACACCTAACCTAGAGTACCACTTTAATCGTAATTAAAACTACTCTACTATGGAGCTGAGTCTTTAGAGGCAACTCAACCTTCCCCGTATATAAGCTAAAGATGATGGTCTAATCCACTCTGTCTTTAGACTCTTATATATAGGTTTACTCCTCTTAGTAGATTTAAAACGAAGGTCTTGGGGGGTGGTACTTCCCTCAATTCCAATAACCTAAAATAAAATTAAAATTAATGAGTATTTAAAATTTAATATTACGCACTAGCGTAACATCTAACATCCATTTCTTCCCATGTGATAAGGTCCTCATAAATACCCAACTTGTCAAAAGCCATTTTAATGGTATTTCTGACATAATTAAAATATTCAGGACCCCACCCAAATGCTAACTCTAACGCTTGTTTAGCATTTTCTATGGTTGCTGTACGACGACCCAATCCTCGAGCATGAGTCCAATTCGTCGTTCCTTCTACCGAGACCTTGTCCAGGTTAGCTAGAAACACAGGTCTAGTTGGATGTTTTAAGAACCCATGTTTTAAGAAAGTAGCAGTCTGTAACGTCCGCCACTTTACAGTATTTCCTGATTTATCCTGATCCGTAAATTCCATCTTATATTGTGAAAAGAATTTTCCTATCGTCACGGCATTAAACTTATCAATCATGTTATCRCTAACATTCATGATAAGATCGTCGCCATAACAGACAAGAACAACATTTTGAGAGAACTCGGACAAAGGCAAGTCAGTAATACCTAACCAAGCTAACCTAATTAACAAACAATTTGAAATTGTRTTCAATATGTCCGTTATTGGAGAACCTGATGGAATTCCACAAGGTACTCGGTACACCARGTCGCGATATAGATGACTAGGCGCTAAGATCTCTTGCGCCATGGTCCACATTACTCGCTTCATTTCRTCTTTATTATCTTCTTCGGTGTAATGTAATACCCAGTCGATAATAATTTCGAACGCTGAAGCTGCAACATCGGAATCTAACCCAGGACCAAAATTCTTATAATCTCCTGTCACGATGTGAGTGCCAWACTTAGACAACCTTGTTGCCAAATTTGTCCACTCTAAGCTGTTAACATCAATACCAATACCATGCTCAGCATTAAGTCGTGCAGCTCGATAGGATGCCATAAAGTCTAAGTAATACTGTCGAAACGGTATGGTAAACTGTACCGGACTTATACTAAATATTCTAGTCTTACCAGGTATTCTACATTTTTCAACAGGCAAACAAGTATCTTTCAAACAATCCGTGAATATAGTGTGAGGTTTTATTCCCTTTTTCCTCATTAACTGTGTCGTTGATAATTGAATCTCAAGTTCGGGACGCATTCCACGCARGAGATAACATCCCGARTCTTGTAGCTCAATRTCAAACAACCATCGCTTRCCTGATGTTCCAGGTGGCTTTAATGAAGACAAAGGAAAACCAGCACTAGTATTCCAAGATATCGAATCAAACCCATCTAAACCAGGCACACCACATAYAGCATCTTGCAAACTTCTAATCTTGCAACCATTTATTGGTTTAACTACTGAAACTAATTTTTCTTTCAAATGATTTGTCGCTAATTCCAGATGTTTCCTATTAAACGGTGAACAAGGCATACCATGCTTTTCACACCCTAACTTCAAAGGATCATGCGGCGCTATTCTTGGATCACGTGACGACATCGGATTTGGTTCAGTCCTTACATCAAATGTTCCATGGATAAGCGTCTTTTTGATCCCAGTAGAAGGGCTTTGAGCATGAGCTAACTTTGCATCCACTCTACCAATCGGATATAAATCGGTATCTAAACCAATATCAGATTCATCTAATTCACGCAACGGAAGTTCATACACACGATCATACGGCTCTCTTTCACTCTCGATTGCTTTACCGGTGAACATTTCATGTACCARTGGTTCAGCRACTCCAAAGCCATGCAATCCTTCAGTACCAGCAACATGGATACCTATAATTGGCCGTTGTAAATTCCGAGACAGCAATATCGAACCACAAACACCATCGCCATGGTATGGATAAGTATATACTCCTTGAAGTATAACCTCATACAAACCATCAGCGTTGATACTTATTGGGGTCTTATTATTATTCTCGAAAGCCAATAACTGAGTATGGTCGCCAGTTACTAACACTCCATCATTCTGAGCACGTATATGTTCATTATGTGACGCTATAAATTTAATAATGCTCTTACACTCAGGAATACGATTAGGCATAGTCACAAGCACGATATTGCTATCAAATGACTCCTCTCCCGCGAGACCACCATAATACAATCTAGGTAAATTCAACAAATCAATTTCAATACCAGAAATATCACCAGACATTCTAGTCTCTTGATTATGAATATACTTRAAATAGTACTTGGTTCCCTCAGGAAAGGCAGCAGTYGACTCAATATAATGCCTCAACATTAAACATTGCCTATTATGAAGCATAAGACACCTAAAATTAATATCTCGCCACTTACTACCAGGCACTTTTGGGAAAACAACACCAATGTAAACCATRTTCTGTAAAATTTTATTCACAGCAGCGTCTACTTGTTGTGTTGATCCCTGAGGCTTAGTAGTAACTGGCAATCTATGGATTCTAGGTGCCTTTACTGTTACTGCTTCACTATATTTCAATCCTTGAGGTGATGCCAGTCCTGGTGACCAAAAATCAGAGCTACAATGCCTATTCACATAATGATCAGCTAATTCCTCAGAAGTTGGTTTCGGATTTCTCATTTCATACGCAGTTATACCRATTATACCTAGCAAGCTCAACACATACGCAACTTGCGGCCACCACTTGAAAAGAAAATCACGAATCATTTTCACGGGACGAGTTAAATACTTATCAATGATCGCTTGCAACCACACTTTCACTTTACCAAATTTGGAATCTAATGAAATTTCATCCACACAATTCATAAAGTACTCGGGCATACCCTTCTTGGTACCATTATATATTAGGCGCCAAGTTGGGTTCTCAAACAACCATGCTTTATGGAAAAGATAATTRAAATATTTTGAATGTAACATACAMACTTCACCACAAGGAACAGATAAATTAAYCAATTTYGATTGAACAGTCACATCTTCTTTCGACAATTTTCGGACATCAATAAGTGTCTTTTTCTCTTTCTGACACCARAACAATTTCTTGTCATCAACATAGATATCAGTCAACGGAGCATACCAATGTTGACATTTAGCACACTCTGTGGTATCATACTTTTGATGTAACATGCTAATCGTTTTATATAACTTGACGTCATCCGTAGAAAGCCGAGTTGAAGATGAACGTTCATGCACATACGCACTTAACACACGCAAATTATCAGTCCACACAAGATCAAAGTCAGCAGTATGTTCACGACGCTTACTACACCACATAGCTATATATTTCTTCTGTTTTCCAGTTATATAACCTTCATCCACAAGACGTTCTAGAGCCTGTGATGTGAATTCAGTGTCGCCCATAAGTTCTTCATCTATGGTTGGTCCTTCATCATCAGGRTTTCTTGRAGCTTGAGGCTCTGCAAATTGACATTCCACTGAYGAACGCCGAACTTGTTCATGCGCTTCAATCTCTGCATTCATTCCAGCTGCATACGAACTCATAACCTCATAAGCATGGTCCATYTCAGGTTTAGCAATACCACATTGAACAGTCCAATGTGGTARTTTTTCGGTTATGGAAATGGTTGGTAAAGCTTTCTTAACTGACGCACTAATTTCCGCACCTACGCGATGTAAATCTGACCATAGTGTACGCTCCTTAAATGCCTTCATTTCCTCCACTAAGCGCTGATTAACTTCAACATACTTATTGAGAATATTATCACCTTCCAATGGTTCATCCATACGTAACATTTGCATTTCATCCACACGCATCTTAAACGATTCATTCGCCTTACGACGGTTAGCCATATACACAGGAGTTATCCATTCAAGAAATTCATTATACGTCATCCATTCAGACCATGTGGTCTCGGAATTACATACATCATGCGCATACCTAAATTTAATATGATGAAAATCTTTCAACATCTTAGGACTACATTCAGCAATAGGAATATCATTCTCACAATGCTTACATCCTCGCTTCTTCTCTTCACTCGCTTTACATTCAATCAAAACATTTCTACGCCGATAAATAGCTTCCATAGCAATACGATCAAACCTCGGGAAAGGTTTATTCGTATTGTATATGAATATTTCCGGGTTATATCGCATTTTCTTACCTTCTAAATCAGCTTTAGGAGGAGAAAGCACGATAGGGGAATGGACCTGGAAAAGCATATTCAACTGCTTATCRAGCGTAGTAGATGTTTCAACACTCCACATATCGTCAACGCACAAAACAGGCTGAAAATCACATTGATCCCAATAATCAGATAATGGATTAACAACACATTTTATGCCTGTTGTCACAGGAGTACGACTCGCACGTAAGAGCTCGCTGCATAAAGAATCGGTCAAATATGATTTTCCAATTCCAGATGCACCACACATGCATATCGTAAAACATTCACGCCTTATATATGGATTCGATCCCATTTCCATAAGATCGGTCTTCAATTTTGAAATTTGATCATACACACGTGTAAACACACTCAAATTTCGTGATTGATTCATTTCAGCAGTTAAATCATGTAGCAAAATTTGTCCATATGAATGTGCCGCAAACACTCTCTCGATATACTCTTGATCATGCGCTCGACGCATTCTGAATTTGGGATCATCCAAATACAGACATTCCTTCACCCATGCTTTCAAAATCTCAGGCTCGTCATTCACAGCTTTCAACAAACGCGCTGCAGGATTACTCTGACAAAATACATAACCCCACATTTTCTTCAACACTTCAAATGTATTCTTGAAAAATACAAATACCTGGTTACTACCTCTACAATTATTACTAAAATCTACAGTAGCTAATTTTACCCAATCTTTAAATTGTTTCGGTTTTTGAGCAGCYACATTAAGCATATTACACACACCATTATAAATAATGGATACCCAAGCACTTGCCTCCTCCGCTTCAGCATTGGGAGCTTCTGGAACGGCAGATATAACAGTACTTGAACTGGCGGATTCCTGGGGTTGCGTCGCCAAGTGATATTTCTCAAGTAACCGCTTGACTACAGTAATAACTGAATGCATCATTTCGCGTCCAATTAATCCTAAAGTCACAAAAATCGAAACAATCGCCCAAGCAACTGTCTTCAAACTAGTACCTATAATAGCATGCACTAACTGAGACACCAGTGAGAAGACATTTGCTTGAACCTCCGGTTGTTGAAGATCCGGTATRGCCTGGCTAAGTTCTCCAATAACATCTTGGACAACCATACCCATATCTTCACGCATCTTTGCTGCCTGAGCTTCTCTAACTTCRTCGGCTGTTTGATGGAAGAAGTTTTTAATCTTCGCAATAGGGCCCTCAGGCACGGCCCTTACTACTGGTGCAGGRAGCTGATCTAGGATCATCATCGGTTGATATCCAACCCACTGAGAAAATTGCATACCATCTCCAATACTATAATAAATAGTAACAGGTTTGTTAACAATAGATGCAATATCATCACTTGTAGCTTGAAAACCAACCGATATTTCTCCTAAAGATACTGCATAACTAGATGCAGCGCTAGACGCATTAAACGCCTGTAAATAATTATAACAAGTAGCATTATAAAATGGAACTTCCAATTCTATAACATTATTTACACGCGTGATTTGAATGTGACTAGCATAACCATGATTATACACCCCTTGACCAGTAGACACAGCATCACAATTTACAATCTTAGCCGCGGACCATCCTTCCAGTCTACGATCCGGTCGATGTTGTACCCAAATGTTGCTATTAACATTACTTGGAAAAACAATCTTATAACGCAAATCTCCTCTATAAAATCTATATCCAGATGCAATTAATGGTATAATACCATCACGACATCTATTAAAGATTTCATGTGGAGAGCCAGCAGAACCAATGTCTAACGCTAACCCTTGTGGTAAACAAGGGAAGGTAAACATACAATGATCAATATCCTTATCCGTAGTAACGGACAATAATAATTGACCATATAATTGATATCGTCGCATTAACGTTTTAAGRTCATTAAAAGCTTCTCCAAAGAARGCGCGACCAAATCCACTCGACTGTAAAGTAGTGGTCGTATCCAAGACTGTAGTATTACGAGACTCCTCTCCTTCTGGAATAGCTTCAATAAATTCAAAATCTTGAATATGCGCACGCTGTGTTGCCAATGGTGCACGCATGACTTCCCATACCGGATTTCCATTACTTACCTTACCAGGTCCTTGTTGATTAGCAGGAACAAATAATTGTTTGGCCTTCTCATCAGTTAATGATCCACCACCATATAAGTGTTGTGCAAGCTGGCGAGCTCGTTCAGCATTATACGTAGGTATACCAATATTATAACCATGRCCAGAAGGCCAAACAACCATCGTACGCCAAGGTTGRGTTCCTACAGCAGCTTGCTTTCCATCCTTAATTCGTAAGAAAGCTAGCTCACCTCTTGGTACTGAAATTGTCGGCCACTGAGCAATTTGRTCGGAARCAGATCCCCACCTAAAAACAAGAGAATTACTATTATTGAAGCTATGCCACACTCCAGCATAATATGGTGCATAACCTGTCTTAGCCCTGTATTCTTCRTCATTACGTAAAATAAAGTCTGTATTCCAATTCAAACCTAAACTAGGTTGGACTGGAACACAAACTTCAAATGAACTACCGCCCCGTACGTACACATTGATATCAATAGTATCTGAAACAGCTTCCATAGGTATCAAYGGWACCTGMACATACATAAATAATGTACTAGGAGCGTCAGTTGACGAGGGTAAATAATTRCCACCATATTTACGCACCCACCATGGTCTATATGAAACRTATGGCACCTCAAAAGTGAAGCTATTACTTTCTTGTAAATCAAATACTACATAACTCGATGACTTCAATTTCATATAGTCCATTTGAAGTTGCAAAGATGCTGTCAAACCGGGCACATAACCTACAATTAACCTACCAGTATGAAATTGGGATGCTATAATATCAAACCTATATTCTAATGAACCGCGCCATTGCATAAACATACTAGATACTACACCCACGGGTGCGAACCAATACAARGATATTGGATTCGTACCTTCAATTCTTTGCTCCACAAATGGATCAGCATCTAATTGTAACAAAAGTGATCCTTTAGCATGATCTTTCTTCCATTGTACCCGTCTAATTAGTCCATATCGAGATGCAATGGAGGATACAGTCATATCTTCATCAGGAGCACAACCTACAGGATGTTGTGTCGTACCGGCTGCATCYAAACGTAATGCATGTAATGGTTCAACTAAATTAGTACCTAAAGCTAAGCTGTGCATACCAGTCGGGACAAAATGACGAGGAGATTGTTGATAAGAAGGATTATCCATATTATTACCACCAATCGTGTTATTCAACAATCCCTCTGCCAAATTTAATATACGATCCATCTCAGGTTTTGCCCTGATTTGGCTCGCATAAAACTTACCAGAAGAAGTCCCTGTAAACTCGCTGTTATTTAATTTAATAAACACGACGACATTACAGGTAGTTGGACCAGTAGCACTCATCCGTAAGGGAGCAATTACACGAATGTTCAAAGCACCCATATCTAAAATGCCAGTAGTCCAATCTGGCACAATTCTTGTCGGTAAAAATGGATAAACATGCTTATATGGAATAACTAATTTTGCTTCATTACTTGCTGACGCACTAATCAAAGCATGATCCATTTGTGAAAATCCATAAACGCTTCTCTTAGACGATATATTCAAATTCTCATGATCCGAATAATACCAAGTAGCTTGTAATTGACCAACTTGGAATTTATTTGAATTAATTTGAACTCTAACTTCCATATCGCCTCGCCAATATGCGTGTACCTTAAATGGGATAGTATTAGGCACATCACATATAGCATCAGAATTAGCCTCTATACTAGATAACAAAGCACGAGGCAAAATTAAACGTGCTAACTCCTTATCAAATGGATCATCCTTCGACCAAACAAATTCAGCAATCTGRTACCATCGAGATGTGATTGTGGCATAATCATCTACTACGTCATTACTAGTCCATCTACTCCATTTTACGCTCACCGGCGCTGGAATAGATGTACTAGGATCTCGCTGAGTTGTTAAAACAACATTGCTATCCTTTTCTAATTCAACTTCACCCTCGCCATCAGGTCCTGGATTAGGGTTATCCATCTCTGGTTTTGCCTGCACTGGATTCGATAATTGTARCAGATTAGTGACACACTCTAACTCATAATCGCGCTGTTTTTGACGTCTCAACATCCTAATCTGTTTTCTTAATCTATATAAATGCAAATCATAAATAATTTTCTTAAGCTTAAATAATAGCATAGGGGATCTWGARCACATAGGACGAACAACTTTTTCACGAACGAAGCGAGTTGCAACACGCTTCACTTTCTTGCAAAYGCGCGTATATTTAGGTTTCTTAAAYATACATTCGCYTGCTTCTTGACCGACCTCGACCTTRAGGGAYTCCAGTGGAGCAAACCTATTCGAAACTGATATAGGAGAGTRCTCTTTGATAGGCCGACGCGTACAACGTTCAGCGATCGAATAAATAGTATATAAATTRTTTAATTGTTCCGTTAGGAACTCATTATCGCGCGCGTCCTCCTGTTCCCATGTCGCCTGGTCATAGACGGCAACGTCAAGAACGTTACGAATACGTTCTTGCTCCAGCGCCAAACGTTTAATGACTCGGCGCCGCCTAGCTTCATCAACTTCCCATGTACGAGGTGCATARGCGACAGACGGAGCTTGGGCGACGGCAGAGTAAGARAGAGTTCCACAACTAAAGGCCATTTTTAATAATYAATTATATATATTTACCTTCGAAATCAAAATTAAATTGAAAATATAGRAAAAATAAAATTGAATCTAGCGTATATAATAAAAATAGCAATGTAATATATTTCGCAATAATGARAATTAGCAAATATAAAATAGCAAATAAAAACAGCAAAATAAATCAGCAATAAAGACAGCATTAAAATAAAATATGATGTCTTTCCATCCGCCATCGTCTGGGCTATGAGACATTAACGGGTGCCCTGCGAACGTAACGTACCGTAGCACAAATTATACTGTATTAAAAGGATTCTTGCTAAAGGAATTCCCGATACAGTCGTACATATAAAAACACATACAAAACTTTCACACTTTCGCCTCGTACAATACCTGAGAGACTGAGGGGTCCCAGCTCTATCGCAGAAATTACTACTAACGCATTCATAATATAATCTGACATGCTAATTTAGAAGTTTCAGTCGCACCGCAGCGCCGAATCACCTCTAAACTAGAATACCATCTAATTTAATCCATGATTGCTAGTCACTTCATAAATAATGGTTTCCGACAGATCTATCATTACAATAGATGGTCGGTGACAGTRATTATACTATTGCACTACGCATTCGAAACTCTACTCGATACTGCAGTGGTCTATTATCACATCAAACTGAAAAAGGATGATAATAGTTACGGACTACTAATATTACTAATTAAGTATAATATYCTTATAAATACATTCAACTTCGATTGATAAACCATAATGGACTTCTAYGAGCGGTCACATGGCAATCTACTCTATAAAACACCATATCGAAATAATAAAAACAATATTTTTGTATTTTATAAARATTTTTCYTTCGATATTGTCATTCTATAACATTCATACTAAAGRTACATTCATACATAAGTGTACTACTAACACAAAACCTTGAACCACAAACGACTATAAATACAGACACTAAGTGCACATATTCATAATCCAARATAGTAAACTCCAACTTGYAAAGTAACATAGTTACAACTACAAGCATGCGCTTCATGCTACGCAAGTCATTATAAAAATGATCAATACGTAGTGAGCTACTATAATGTTTGTTCATGGCTACTATCTAAAATTGTTAGTTGCACCGTAATTCGCTATGGAAGGCATAAATCG